GTCAAGAAAAATCTCCCCGCAGCCATCAGGGGGGACGAAACCCGCAGGTCAGTGCCCATTCGTTGGAAAGCGGTCTCTGACCTGCGGAAATAGCGCCTGCGCGCCCGTCGGACCCCTCGAACGTCGTAACCGTGCGCAAGGAGGGCCGAATGCCTAGGCATCACCCTCCGCAACCGGACACAGAGTGTGACGATGACCGTCCGGAGCTTTCCGTCGAGTCGGAAGTCCGCAAATCACTCGCCGACGTCACGGAAAACCACCCCGGACACCACGCGCTCGTCGCAACAGCCCTCACATTAGCCCGCAAGCTCGACGACGGCGCAGGAATGGCCACCGCAGCGGTCGCGAAGGAGCTCCGGGCGACGCTCGACGCGATCCTGAAGGAGGCCAACGACGATGACGACGGCCTCGACGGATTCGTCAACGGTCTCGGGCTCCCCACCTCGGGTGTCTCCCCGTTCGGCTGAGGACCTGGCCTGCCCACCACGGTGGGCGACCCGCCGTAGCCCGCAGCGGCAGACACTGGGCCCGCGAGTCGGCGAGGTAGCCGCCCAAATCGGTGTCCCGCTGATGCCTTGGCAGCAGTACGTGGCCGATGTGGCGCTCGAGATCGACCCGGGCACTGGCCGGCTGGCCTACCGGGAGATCGCGCTGACGGTGCCGCGCCAGTCAGGCAAGTCGACGCTGATTCTGGCGCTCGCGGTGCACCGAGCCCTGGCGTTCGGGTCCCGGCAGGTCATCCGGTACGGCGCGCAGACCCGCAACGACGCCCGCATGAAGTGGGAAGACGACTATGTGGCGGCGCTCGAGGCATCGCCGCTGCGGAAGTTGTTCCGGGTCCGCAAAACCAACGGCAACGAGGCGGTCCTGTTCCGCAACGGCTCCCGCTGGGGAATCACGGCGAACACCGAGAAGTCGGGGCATGGTTCGACGCTTGATCTGGCGTTTCTGGATGAGGCGTTTTCGCAGGTAGACGCCCGGCTGGAACAGGCGTTCAAACCTGCGATGATCACCCGACCGCAGGCGCAGTTCTACGTCGTCTCAACGGCCGGCACGGAGGACTCCGTCTACCTGATGGGTAAGCGGGACCGCGGCCGCCAGCTGGTCGAGGAGGGCGTCACCAGGGGTGTCGCCTACTTCGAGTGGTCGGCCCCCGAGGACGCCGACCCGGCCGATCGTGCGGTGTGGCGGCGTTGCATGCCCGCGCTCGGGCACACGATCGCAGAGGACGCGATCGAGGCCGACTTCAACTCGATGGACCTGCCTGAGTTCCAGCGCGCCTACCTGAACCAGTGGGTCGACAAGAACGTCACGGACCCGGTGATCCCGCATGCGACGTGGGTGGCGCTCGCGGACCGTGGTTCGCAGGTCGTCGACACGCTGGTGTTCGCCCTGGACGCCACCCCGGACCGTTCGGGTGCTGCGATTGCTGTGGCAGGACGCCGCGGGGACGGCCTCGGGCATGTGGAGGTTGTGGACGCCCGCGCGGGTACTGGCTGGGTGGTTGACCGGGTGCTCGAGCTGAATCGTCGGCATCGGCCGCGGGCGTGGGTGTTGGATCCGGCGTCGGCGGCGGGGGCGTGGTTGCCGGCGTTGCAGGAGAACGGCATCGAACCGGTGCTCATCACGGGCCGGGAGATGGCGCAGGCCTGTGGGGCGCTGTATGAGGACGTGGTTGAGGCGGCTGCGTTGCGGCATCTGGACCAGCCGCAGTTGAACGCGGCGCTGTCGGGGGCCCGGAAGCGGCATTTGAGCGACGCGTGGGCGTGGCACCGCCGCGACTCCACTGTGGATATCAGCCCGTTGGTGGCGGTGACGCTGGCGTGGCATGGGGTGGCGTTGCAGGAGGCCGCCCCCCCGAAGCAGGTGGTCCCGGCGTTCGCCCTAGTCGATTGGTGAGAGGGGAGCAGGCGTGAGGCTCCTCCTCACCTGCGCTGCGGCGCTGCTGTACGCGTTCGGCTGGGCCGCAGGCCTGTTCGCCGTGCTGCTGCTGTGGTGCTGGTCCCAGGCAGCGGTGGGCTGGGACGACGCCCGCCGGCTGGATCGGCGTGACTCGATGAGGACGCGCTGATGGGTCTTCTGGAGCGAGCTGCGGCCCGGCGGCACGGCGAGCGGAAGGCGTGGTCGCAGCCGCCGTTCTGGGCCCGTGACGGCCTGACGGATCCGCTGTGGAGCCTGGGCTCGACCGCAGACAAGGAACGGATCGAGGCCAACTATCCGTCCTACATCGACCAGGCGTTCAAGGCGTCCCCGCCTGTGTTCGCCTGCATCCGGTTCCGGATGGCGGTGCTGTCGGAGGCCCGGTTCAAATGGCGCCGGCTGATCGGGAACAACCCGGGGGAGCTGTTCGGCTCCCAGGATTTGGCGTTGCTCGAGCAGCCGTGGCCGAACGGCACCACCGGTGACCTGCTGTCCCGCATGGAGGTCGTCTCATCGCTGGCCGGGAACTACTACGCCACTGTCGCCGACGATCAGGGCCGGCTGGGCAAGTCTGCGCGCGGGAACCTGCGCGTCGTCCACATGCGACCGGACTGGGTCACGATCGTCATCGACTCCAAGTCGGGCGACCCGAACGCCCTGGACGCGCAGGTTGTCGGCTACCTGTATGAGCCGACGGGCACTGTGGGGCAGCCCCGCACGCAGTCGGTCACCCTCCTCCCTGAGGAGGTTGTGCATTTCGCGCCGATCCCGGACCCGGCGGCGAAGTTCCGGGGCATGTCGTGGTTGACGCCGGCGGTGGAGGAGGTCCGCGCCGACAAGGCCGCCACCATGCACAAGGGGCGGTTCTTCACCAACGGTGCCACCCCGAACTTCGCGGTGACGATGTCGGAGGCGGTGAGCCTCGAAGACTTCCACCGGTATGTCGAGGCGTTCAAGGTTGCCCACCAGGGCGTCGACAAGGCCTACAAGACGCTGTTCCTCGCGGGCGGGGCGGATGTGCGGCCGTTGAGCGCCGATTTCCGGCAGATGGACTTCCGTCCGCTGCAGCAGCTGTCCGAAACCCGGGTGGCGATGGCCGCCGGCATCCACCCGACCGTGGTGGGCATGTCGGAGGGGCTTCAGGGCAGCTCCCTGAACGCGGGGAATTTCAACGCTGCCGCCCGTTTGACGGCGAACACGACGTTGCGGCCGTGGTGGCGCAACGCGGTCGCGTCGTTGCAGTCGTTGTTGACGCCGCCCCCGGGTTCGGAGCTGTGGTACGACGACTCGCGCATCAGTTTCTTGTTCGACGACGCGACTGATCTTGCGGAGATTCGGGCGAAGAACGCGGTGGCGCTGAGGCAGCTTCTGGATGCCGGCTATAAGCCGGACGCTGCCACCGAGTATCTGCGCTCTGACGACTTGGGCCGACTCGTCGGCCAACACTCGGGCCTGTTCAGCGTGCAGCTGCAGCCGCCCGGCACAACAACGGGGAGCCCTGCCGTCCGCCCTGCAGAGGGCGCCGATTCGAACACACCTGCTCCTCAGCAGGACTCCACCAACGTGCCGGGAGGCGCTCGTGGCACCGCAGACTAAGGCGCTCCGTGCCGTTGAGATCAAGGACGCCAGTCAGGGCCTGGTCCAGGCCGTGTTTTCGACGTTCGATGTGATCGACCGGGATGGCGACATCACCCGGAAGACGGCGTTCCGCAACGGAGCCCCAGTCCGGATCTCCGCCTACAACCACGCATCGTGGGAAGGTGCCCTGCCCGTCGGCAAGGGCACCATCCGGGTCACGGACAACGAGGCGATCCTCGACGGCCAGTTTTTCATGAACACTACGCACGGCCGGGACGCCTTCGAGACCGTGAAGGCGATGGGGGACTTGCAGGAGTTTTCCTACGGCTTCAACGTCACTGACAGCGAACCCGGCGATGTCGAGGGCAAGTCGGTTCGCATCATCAAGGGCGTCGACGTGCACGAGGTATCCCCGGTGCTGCTCGGTGCGGGAATCGGTACCCGCACCCTCGCGGTGAAGCAGGCCGCGCGGGAGATCGCGGAGCTCGGAGAGTTCGGCCAGAAGCGCACGTTCACGCAGTCCGAGCGTGACGCCGCCGCGAGCGCCGGACACGCCATGGATGACGGCAGCTACCCCATCAAGGACGTGCAAGACCTGCGCAACGCGATCCGCGCCGTCGGCCGCGGCGGGGCGAACCACAACGCGATCCGCCAGCACATCATGCGCCGCGCCCGCGCATTGAACGCCTCGAATCTGATCCCCGACAACTGGGCAAAGGACGGCTCCCTGATGGACGACGGGAAGAGTGCCGTGATCCCGGCCATCAAGGGCGCGGTCCCCGCGCACGAGACGGACACGGTCACCCGCTCCTGGAACGGCACCGCCACCGTGAAGGCCCTCGCCGACGATGCACGGCCCTCGGAGCTGAGGTCGGTGTACGCCTGGGTCGACCCTGACGCTGACCCCGAGGCGAAGTCTTCGTATCGGTTCCCGCACCACCACGGCGTTGGTGGGCCGGCGAACATCAAGGCGTGCCTGCAGGGCATCGCCACCCTCAACGGCGCCTCCGGTGACCTTGGGATCCCCGAGGAGCACCGCGAGGCCGTCTACAAGCATCTGTCGGCGCACCTGCTCGACGCCGACAGGGATGTGCCGGAGCTGCGTACAGCCGAGGCACCTTCGGGCAGGAAGAGGTTCGCCGACGAGGCCATCGAAGTGTTGGCCGCCGTCTCGAACTTCATTGATCGTGCGTCGGAAGTCGTGGCTCTCCGCGCCCGCAAGAACAGGGGCATCGCGCCCGCAACCGCTGACCTCCTGTCGTGGCTCGAGGGCGATCTGGTGCGGCTGAAGTCCCTGCTGGACACACCTGTGGACGACGACCACACCCCGCAGCAGCCGTCGGATGACGAGCTCGCCGCGGTTGTGTTGGCCGCTGTCGCGCGGGTCAACGGACTGTAGGCAGGAGAAGCCGTGTACAACGACTCCGATCGGATCGTTGAGTTCCCCGCGCTCAAGGAGGCGCAGGAGAAGCTCGACGCGAAGCGGAAGGGCCTGGCGGATGTGCTCGCCGAGGCCGGCCCCGACTACGACATGGCGCAGGTGAAGTCCCTGCAGGGCGACACCTTCGCGAAGGTCGCCGAGATCGGCAAGATGAACGCCGAGATCGATGAGTGCAAGAAGAAGGTCGACGAGTACCTGGTCGTCGCCCGCGCCGCGGCGGCGTCTCGGCAGGAGGAGAAGCGCGGCGAGGCCGGTGACGGCGCCGCTGACGCCCCGCTCGAGCGCAAGGGCTCCCGCCGGTTCAACCTGGGCGAGGCGTTCGGCGAGTCGGTGGCCTTCAAGGGCTACACCCCCGGCTCGGGTGCTGGCCCGTCCGCGCACCTGGACGTCGACCTGAAGACCCTGATGCAGACCGGGAACATTGCTGGCGCAGGTTGGGACCCGGAGGACCTGCGCACCGGCCGCCTGGAGCTGACCCCGCAGCGGCCTGCGGTGCAGGTGGCGAACTACTTCCCGCAGACCACGACCACCATGTCCAGCGTGGTCTACATGGAAGAGACCACGTTCGCCTCGGTCGACGGCAGCGCCAGCCCAACCGCGGACGGCCTGGCCTCCATGACCAACGAGGCCGGCACCTACGGTGAGGCGCAGCTCGCCCTCACCGAGCGGCAGGAGCCGGTCCGGAAGATCGCGATCTGGCTGCCCGTCACGGACGAGCAGTTCGAGGACGAGCCGCGTGCCCGCGACTACGTCAACAACCGTCTCCCGTACATGGTGCGAGCCAAGCTCGACTCCCAGCTCCTGCAGGGCTCCGGTACCGCCCCGCAGATGAAGGGCGTCGAGAACGTCTCGGGCATCCAGACCCAGGCGCTCGGCTCGGACTCCATCCCGGACGCGGTCTACAAGGCGGCACGGAAGATCCGCGACACCGGGTTCGCCGAACCCAACGTGATCTTCATTGCGCCGGCCAAGTGGGAGTCCGTGCGCCTCCTGAAGACCGCTGACGGCCAGTACATCTGGGGCCACCCCAGCATGGTCGGGCCGGCCACCCTGTGGGGCATCCCCGTCGTGGAAACCACTGCGGTCACGTCCACCAAGGCGATCCTGGGCGACTTCGCGAACTATGCGGAGCTCGCGATGAAGCGCGGACTGGACGTTCAGGTCACTAACAGCCACGGAACCCTGTTTGTTGAGGGTAAGCTTGCAATCAGAGCTGACCTCAGGGCCTGCGCCGTTTTCTATCGTCCGTCGGCGTTTGCCGCAGTCACGGGTCTCTGACCTGCACTTGTAAACGATGCCACGGGAGTGAACGGCCGTGGTATCGTTTACAAGTGAGTAGAGCATCGGTTTGTCAGGACTGCCACGAAGCGTTCGACGTGGCTTCTGAGTTTGGTCCACTCCCGTCCCGTTGCCCCGGCTGTACGCCCGCGTTCCGCAAGCGTGCACAGGCCGTGCGAGACAAGCGCCGCAAGGACAGGCGGGCGGGTGTGGTCCGCACAGTGCACTGTGCCGACTGCGGTCTTCAACTGGAGTGGAACGGACTCGGCCGGCCGAAGCTCCGGTGCCCCGAACACCTGAAGGAACACAACCTGAAGATGTCGCGGTGCCGGTACGCGTCGAACGTCGCCAGCGACCCGGAGCTGGCGCGGGAGCGGTGGCGGGCCGGGTACCGAAGAAACGCCGAGCGAATCCGGGCACAGAAGCTGGACCAACACTACCGCAAGCGCTACGGAATGACCGCGGTCGAAGTCGCTGCACTACGTGAGGCCCGGTCGGGGCTGTGCGAGATCTGCGACCAACCAGCCCGCGGTGGTACTGGCCGCGGCCCGCACCGGAGCCTGCACGTAGACCACTGTCATAAGTCAGGAAAGTTCCGGGGCCTACTGTGCAGCAACTGCAACACGATGCTCGGGCTGGCGGGTGAAGACCCGGCCCGGCTTCAGGCAGGCATCGACTACCTGACCAAGTTCGCTGCGGCTGAACGCTCGGCGTAACCCCCATTGGGCCACGCGTGGTCCGCACCCCCAATGAACAAGGAGTAAGCAGATGGCTGTTCGAGGCAGGATGCCGGGCACCCGCTCGCGCGTCATGAGCGAGTCCTTGGGTTCGCCCGCCGCCGGAACGAGCACGGCGGTGCACGCCGCGGTGACCGACAACGGGTCGCAGCAGACGGTCACGACGGGGATCACGAACCCGCCGACCGCGCGGAACGTCAGCGCGACTGCTGGCGGTACCGCGACCGACATCAAGGCGATTCAGGTCGTCGTGAACGGCACCAATATCCACGGCGACGCGATCTCCGAGACGTTGCCGGCGTTCACTGTGGACACAGCGGGCACGGTGTACGGGTCAAAGGCGTTCGCGACGGTCACCTCGATCGTGATCCCCGCGCACGATGGCACTGGCGCAACGACCGCGATCGGGCTGGGCGCCACCACCAACGCGAAGCTGGGACTCCCGGTGAAGCTGGACCGCGACACGATCGTGAACGCCTACCTGAACGGTGTGCGTGAGTCGACTCGACCCACGGTTGCGTTCTCCGCGACGGCTGTCGAATCGAACACGGTGACGCTGAACAGTGCGATCAATGGCACCGCGGTCCTGATCGACTACTACACGTGATCGGGAGCTCGAGATGGCCGACAAGGTAATCATCGATCGGCGGTTGTGCCTCACCGAGGACAAGTCCCGCGTCGTGGACGAGACCGACCCGGACGCCCGCTTCCTGTGGGCCATCCCTGGTGCTGTGGTGGACCGAGCGGAAGCCGAACGCCTCGGCGCCCTCGATCTCGAGGGCGATGAGGAGGCGGTGGTCGAGCAGCCCAAGAAACGGACGCCCGCAGCCAACAAGGCCGCCAAGCCGACCGAGGACAAGGGCGGCCTGTCGTACCCGTCATCGCGGAGGCGAGCATGAGCGAAGGCACTGCCCGCCCCGGTGGCGAGCTCGGGCTGCAGGTCATCCGTCGGGCGGACGAGCGTGAGATCCGGGACCGGTTCGACCGTCTCACGGCGCTGTCGCAGTACCCGAGCCGGGAGCTGTCGTTCGCCGAGATCGCCCACTACGGGCTGCCCCGCCGCGGCCTGGACGACCGGGTAAACGCGTGGCGGCTGTCGAACCTGCGGCACCTGACACGCGGTGCTCGCCGGGTGGTGGCGGCGCGAGCGTTGCGGCTGTCGAACTTCTACGGGTCGCTGTACCTGACGCACATCCTCGCCGACGGTGACGTGCTTGAGCTTGGGCTGGCATCGATGCGGGTCGTCACGACCGCCGGCGTGAACTATCTCGTCGACTCGCTGCAGGGCACCGTCGAGCCGGAGAACCTCAAGTACCACGGCATCGGCACCGGCACGACCGCTGAGGCGTCCGGCGACACCGCGCTGGTGACGGAGTCGACGACAGCGCTCAACCCGGACTCGACCCGGGCGACCGGATCCTTGACCGAGGGTGCTTCCGCGAACATCTTCCGCACGGTCGGCACACTGACCGCCGACGCGTCCATCGCAGCCACGGAACACGGTGTGTTCAGCCAGGCGGCCACCGGCGGCGGCACCCTCCTGGACCGGTCGGTCTTCAGTGCGGTCAACCTTGCCTCGGGCGATAGTTTGCAGAGCACCTACGACTTCACAATCACTGCGGGGTCGTGAGGTATGCGCCAGTACTGGACGACCCCGCTCCCGCCGTTCCACAGCTCCGACGGCACCGCGTACGCGTCGTCGACCACGCTCACCGACGTGTCGCCGACCCCGCCGATCGTTCTGCCGGCGAACGTGCTGGAGGTCGGGTCGGAGCTGGAGATTGAGATTGGCGGGGCGTTCTCGACGACGGGCACGCCGACGCTGCTGTTGGGCATCTACTACGGCGGCGTGGCGGGTGTCGCGCTTGCCGCGAGCTCGGCGGTCACCACCGGTTCGGCGGCGGCCAGTTGGCCGTTCCAGCTGTGGTATCGCGGGGTGGTGCGCGCGACGGGGTCGTCTGGGTCGATCAACGGGCAGGGCCGGTTGTACCTGGGTACGTCGTTGACGGCGCTGTCGGTGCGCCCTATCCCGGAGACGTTGGCGGCGCGCACGGTCACGATCGACACGACGACTGCGAAGTCGGTGACGGTGGGGGCCCAGTGGGGCACGAGCTCGGCCTCTAACACGCTCACGGTCAACGACATCAGTGTGAAGCTTGTCAATTAGGCGGTGACGGTCAATGCCGTTGGCCGTCGATGCCAGCTCGCCTGCCAGGGTCACCGGGGCGCTCACCAACGGCACCGTCGCAGTAACCACCGGGTCGTTCGACCCACCTGCGTCGGTACTGGTCGCCTGTGTCGGGGCGAACGTCCGCCCGAACGGCGGCACCGTCACCATGTCCAACAGTGGCGCTGCGCTGACCTGGACAACGGTCGCCGAACGCAGCGCCGCCGACTCCGGCGGGTTGAGCGGCTTCGCCGGAATCTATGTCGCCACGTTGGGGGCGTCCCGGACCGGGATGACCGTGACGGCCACCCTCACGTCGTCCGTCGCCAACAGCAACGAGATCAACACCCCGTCGATCAAGGTGTATGTGGTGACCGGGGCGGCCGCGTCCCCGGCGGGGGCCTCTGCTGAGGGTTCGAGCGCGACGAACAAC